TATTTGCATAAGGCATTGAAGACTGCTAATCAGTTATCAATGATGGAAGATGCACTTGTTATTTACAGAATATCAAGGGCACCAGAAAGAAGAATCTTCTATATTGATGTTGGTAACTTACCAAAAGCAAAGGCAGAACAATACCTTGCAGATACCATGAACAAGTATAGAAATAAACTTGTTTATAATGCAGACACAGGCGAAATCAAAGATGATAGACGCCATATGTCTATGCTAGAAGACTTCTGGTTACCACGAAGAGAAGGTGGTCGAGGAACAGAGATTACAACTCTTCCAGGTGGTCAGAATCTTGCAGAGATAGAAGATATAGAATACTTCAAGAAGAAGTTATATCGTTCTCTCAATGTGCCTAGTTCAAGATTAGAAGCCGATAACGGTTTCAATATGGGTAGGGCATCTGAGATATCAAGAGATGAACTTAAATTTAATAAGTTCACAAAGAGATTGCAAACTAAGTTTGCTAGAATGTTTACTGATATTCTTAGAACACAAATGGTATTGAAAAACATTGTGTCAGGTGAAGAGTTCGATAGTTTTAAAGATTTTATATATTATGATTTTGCAACAGACAATCACTTCCAAGAATTAAAAGAGGGAGAGATTTTAAGAGAAAGATTAGATATTCTCTCACAGGCAGAATCTTATGTTGGTAAATATTTTTCTGATGCGTATATTCAGAAACATATACTTCGTTTCTCAGAAGATGATATTGAACGAATAAAAGGTGAAATAGATTCTGAGGGACATGAAAGTGAAGAAGAGGAGTTCTAATGTCAGAAATTAGTAAACAAATAGTAGACCAGATAGAATCTGGAAAGTTAAACGATGCGAAAGATAGTATCTTTCAAGGTATCAAACAAAAGGCTGCTGATGCTGTCGACATGAAAAGAGTCGAGATGTCAGTAGATTGGGCAAATGGCGAAAACTTGGAAACAGATATCAGCGACACTGAATGAGGCGAAGTTTAAACTTCCTCGTGACCAGAAAGAAGTTAAAAAAGAAACTCAGAAGGTCGCCGGTAAAACACTAGACATTAGGTTTGGTGAAGACAAGAGAGGAAAGATTCATGTCTATATTGATGGTGTTTCAATGGGAGACCCATATATGAACATGAAAGCCGCAGACAAAGAGATGAAGAATATAAAGAATGTAATCAGACAAATGGGTGAAGAAAACATCTCCAAAGAAGAAATATTAGGAGTAATAAATGAAATTAATATCTGAATTTAACGATTACGCAGTCGAACCTGTTATCGTGGAAGAAAACGAAAAGGGTGAGAAAGAATACTTCATCGAAGGTGTATTCATGCAGGCCGATATCAAGAACAGAAACGGCAGAATATATCCTAAACAAGTTATGAAAAACGAAGTCGAAAGATATAAAAAAGACTTCATTGAAAAAGCAAGAGCATTTGGAGAACTAGGACATCCAGATGGCCCAACAATCAATTTAGACAAAGTATCTCACATGATTACTAAGTTAGAAGAAGATGGTTCTAACTTCATGGGGAGAGCAAAGATTTTAACAACACCAAACGGACAGATAGTGAGAAACTTGATTAACGATGGTGCAAAACTTGGAGTATCATCTCGTGGTTTAGGTTCATTAGAACAACGAGGTGGCGCACAAGTAGTTAAAGACGATTTTCAGTTGGCAACTGCCGCTGATATCGTTGCAGACCCCTCCGCTCCAGAGGCATTCGTAGAAGGCATTATGGAAGGAGTAGAGTGGTATTATGATTCTGGTATTCTGAAAATGAAAGATGCAGAGCAGATGCGTGACGAAATGCGTAAAGCTAAATCATCTAAATTAGAAGAAACCAAATTAAATTTATGGAAAAAGTTCGTAGAGAACCTATAATATATAAATAAAAGAGTTAAGCTAAAACTCAAACAGGAGAAACAAATGGCAGATTTAGAAAAAAACCTAGAACAGGCAATTGAAGAGGCATTACAGCCTGATTCAAAAGCTGAAAAAGGTGACTCAAAACCTGTTAAGCAAGGTTCATCAGATGCCGCTAAAATTGAAAGTGGTAAAGGTGAAGTCGTCAAACCAGAAGAAAATCCTGTTGACAAAGCAGTTGCTTCAGTAAAAAGCGCAGAGAAAGGAACCAAAGAAGTTAGTGGTGACCCACAACAGAAAGGGGAAGCTGCTCCTGAGAAGCAACCTAAGTTGAAAAAAGTTTCAGAAGATGATGTTAAAGAAGAACAGAAACCTTCTAAAATGGATGTAATCAAGGCTGCAGTCAACAAAATGAAGGATATGAGTAAAGACGAATTACAGGCAATGTATAACAGCATGTCTAAGAAAGATGATGTCGAAGACTCAGAAGAGGTTGACGAATCCTTGACTAAAGCAGAAATCGCAAGAAACATCGTTGAAATGCTGAAAGGCATGGACGAAGAAAGTGTCCAAGACTTTACAAATTCTTTAAACGAAGAAGATGATAAAGAAGAAGACGAAGACGAAGACGAAAAAGAAGTCAAAGAAGAAGACGAGAAAGACAAAGACGAAGACGAAGATGACGAAGAAGAAGTCAAAGAGTCTAAAGTTGAGTCAGACTTGATTGAGATGGAAATAGAAGACGACCTAGAAGCTATCTCAGAAGCTCTTGAACTATCAGAAGAAAATGCTGATAAGGCAAGAACAATCTTCAAGGCAGCTGTTTCATCTAAAGTTTCAGAAATCAAAGAACAACTCGATAACGAGTATTCAAACAATTTAAAAACCTCAGTAGAAAAAGTCAAAGGCGACCTCGCAGAAGCCGTTGATAAGTATCTATCATATTGTGCAGAAGAGTGGACGAAAGAAAACGAACTTGCAATCGAGAGAGGTTTGAGGTCAGAAATGACAGACAACTTCATCGAAGGATTAAAAACATTGTTCGTAGAACATTATGTTGAAGTTCCAGAAGATAAGTATGATGTTATTGATGAACTCGCAAATCGTCTTGATGAGATGGAAGAAAAACTTGACAGCGAAGTCCATAAGAATATGGAAATTGTTGAAGAGAATGAATCCCTCAAAAGACAAAATGTTGTGAGAGAGGCATGTGTAGACTTGTCTGAATCACAAAAAGAGAAAATGATTTCATTATCAGAAGGTGTTGATTATAAAGATTCAGAAGATTTCGCTGAGAAAGTTTCTGAACTTAAAGAAGCATACTTCCCAAGTGATGAAGTCATCGCAGAAGAAACTGTAGTAGAAGAAGGAACTGGTGAATTCTCAACTGAGAGTGAGTCAGTAATTGACCCTACAATGAATCAGTATTCTAATGCAATTAGTAAACTTAAACCATTAGGTTAATATTTAAAGGAAAATAACGACATGTTTTTATCAGAAAACTTACAAGAAAAGTGGTCGCCAATTCTAGAACACTCTGATTTGCCAAGCATTGAAGACAACTACAAGAAAGCGGTTACAGCAGTTATCCTTGAAAACCAAGAAAAAGCTCTTGCTGAAGACAGAGCTACTCTTGAAGAGGCTGCACCTTTAAATGCTACTGGCACTGGAATTAGTAATTGGGACCCAATCCTAATCTCACTAGTTCGAAGAGCTATGCCAAATCTCGTTGCTTACGACATTTGCGGTGTTCAACCAATGACTGGTCCTACAGGACTTATCTTCGCTATGAAAGCAAGATATAACGACTACGAGTCAGCTAACAGACTTGCACAATCAGAAGCTATGGGTATCAACGAACCTAGAACAGGTTACTCTGCTGCCGCTGCTGCTAACACTGCTGGTGTTGACGCTGACCCTGAAGGTGACCCATTTGCTGGTTCAAGTGCGTATCAAAACGCAACTACAACTGGTATGAGCACAGCTACATCAGAGGCACTAGGTGATGCATCAAGTAATGCATTTGCTGAAATGTCATTCACTATTGAGAAATCAACTGTGACTGCTGTATCCAGAGCATTAAAAGCAGAATACACTCTAGAACTTGCACAAGACTTAAAAGCAATCCACGGTCTAGATGCAGAATCAGAACTCGCTAACATTTTATCAAGTGAAATCCTTGCTGAAATCAACAGAGAAGTAGTAAGAGAAGTAAACAACCAGGCAAAAACTGGTGCTTCAGGAACTGCATCTGCTGGTACTTTCAACTTGGATGTTGACGCAAATGGTAGATGGTCTGTAGAAAAGTTCAAAGGTTTATTATTCCAAATCGAAAGAGAATCAAATGTAATCGCAAAAGAAACTCGTAGAGGTAAAGGTAACTTTATTCTATGTTCTTCTGATGTGGCTTCTGCTCTTTCAATGGCTGGTGTATTAGATTACGCACCTGCTCTTTCAACAAACTTGAATGTTGATGACACAGGCAACACATTTGCTGGTGTTCTTAACGGAAGAGTTAAGGTCTACATTGACCCATATGCTGGTTCAGATTACATGACAGTTGGTTATAGAGGTTCTAACCCTTATGACGCTGGTATGTTCTACTGCCCATATGTTCCATTACAAATGGTGAGAGCAGTTGGCGAGAATACTTTCCAACCAAAAATCGGATTTAAAACAAGATATGGTATGGTTTCTAACCCATTTGTTGGGTCAACACCTGCTAACGGTCTTGCTTCCGATGGAACAAACCAATACTACAGAAAATTAGCAGTATCTAACATTCTGTAATCGATTAATTTCGAATTTAAAGGGGTCTTTTTTAAGACCCCTTTTTTTATGCACTAAATAATATTAGTATCTTGAATCTATATCTTTTAAGATGAATGTGATAAAGATGCGAGGGGAGGCAGGCCGGCCTGCCATTCCCGATATTACTAATTGCCGGAAGTCATATACACACAAACACACAGGAGGAAATATGGCAAATCAACCAAAATCTGGGTACGAGATTCGTGCCGACTTACTTAATCTAGCAGAAAGTCTTATTATCAATAATATTGAGAATGAGAGGCAGACCATATATTCATGGAATGACAATCATGCTGAGTCTAAAAAGGAAATTCCTTTGAGGACTTATACTGCTCAAGATGTTATTGAAACTGCAAAGCAGTTCAATGATTTTGTAATCGAGAAGTAAGTATAGATATTTGGGGAACTTCGGTTCCCCATTTAGATAAATAGTAGTATGGCAATTAAAACAGATATCAACAGGTCTATACTCAACAGAAATAACTTTAAACTATTGATAGATAAAGTTCCTACTGTAGAGTATTATGTCAGAACAGTAAACATACCAGGCATAACATTCGGTGAAACAGTTCAAGCTGCTGGTGTTGGTCTTGATGCATTTTTTCCAGGTGATAAGGCATCATTCGATACACTCGAAGTATCATTTATTGTAGACGAAGACTTGCAGAACTTCAAAGAGATATATGATTGGATAGATTCAATCGTTCCTTTAAGTGACCCAAAACTATATGGAACATATACTGATACTGCCACTACAAGAACTAATGTCATGGCATCTGTAGAAAATGATTTGAACCAATACTCAGACATAACACTAGTTTTAAATACAAACAAAAATATACCAAATAGATTCATAAGATTTCATGATGCATTTCCTATATCATTGGGGTCGATTGAATTAGAATCTGGTGCTGACGCTGAACCAGCAACAGTAAGTGTGTCATTTAGATTTACATATTACGAAATAGAAACCACCTCGTAATATCACGCTTTTTGTGATATAATATATACATTATGACTTTAGATGAAATTAAATTACAGTGGGAAGAGGATTGCAAAGTAGATGATATCGAACTAGATAAATCATCACTTGAAGTCCCTAAACTACACGCAAAGTATTCAGACCTACTCACTAGTAAAATCTTACTACTCAAAAAGTATAATCAAGACTATAACGAATTACTAAAGTATAAGTGGTTATGGTATACAGGCAAACTAGATGAAGACCAGATACAAGAGTTTGGTTGGCAAACAGACCCATTCGATGGTCTAAAAATTATGAAGAATGATTTCAATTACTTCTTCAATGCAGATAAAGATTTACAAACACTCAAAGCAAAAATAGATTACTTAGAAGTCACTGTTGATTTCTTAAAGAGATGTATGGACAATATAACATGGCGACATCAAACAATTAAGAATACAATAGAATGGCGTAAGTTTATGGCAGGACAATAATGATACTATCTCGATATTGTATTATATACGATAAGTTTTTTACAGAAAGAGAGTGCGACATGATTCAAGCAGTCGCAGACCAAATGCATTTAGAACCAGGTCTTATTGGAAACAATGATAGAGACCCCGATGCTGATTCTGATGTACCAGGTGGCACTAATGATAACTTTATCAGACAATCAGATGTTAAATGGATTGTTCATGAAGCGATGCCCCAAGAGATACATGAAAAAATTACAAAAGGTATAAATCAAGCAAACATAGATGGTAATTGGTTGCATCATTGGGACTTTATAGAGAATCATCAATATACAATATACAATCATAGACCAGATGCACCAGTCACAGGAGATTTCTATACATGGCATACTGATGCAGGTGACCCTAGTAGAGACCAATCTAGTGGTGGTGGAATAAGAAAGATAAGTTCAACAATTCAATTATCTAATCCTGATGAATACGAAGGTGGTCATTTTCAATGGATAGAACCTGTAGGTCTTTTTGATAAATTAAAGTCGACAGGTTCGATGCAAGTTGATGTAGACCCATATATTAAAACTGCACCATTCAGTGCAAAAGAAAGAGGAACATTCATAGTGTTTCCAAGTTTCGTTCATCATCAAGTCATGCCAGTCACACAAGGAACTAGAATATCCCTAGTTAGTTGGTATCATGGAAAACGATATGTCTAAGAAATTCAAAAAACAAGCAATGGTAAAACTATGTGTATGGACAGATGAAGACATCGGTCCTATGAACATGGATGAACAAATGAAGATAGTCGAAAAGGCAATCAAGGAGAGAAGATTCTATCTTGAATCTATCAACCCACCAAAAAATGGCTGAAACAGTTAGAGTAGAAAAATTAGATGAAGTCTTTATGAGAGTTCATTGTGATGATGGTCTTGCAAAAGACTTACATGATTTCTTTTCGTTTACAGTTCCTGGTGCCAAGTTCATGCCGTCTTATAAGAACAGATATTGGGATGGCAAAGTTAGATTATTCTCTATCAAAACAAATAAGATTTACATAGGTCTATTACCATATGTTGATGAGTTCTGTAGAGAAAGAGGTTTTAACTTTGAAGGCATACAAGATGTGATAGGAGAGAAACAAAGGGCAACAGAAGAGTTGCATCAGTTTGTAGAAGAACTAAACTTACCTTTCTCGCCAAGAGATTATCAAATGGAAGCATTTAGAACTGCTGTGCAATATGGCAGACAACTTTTACTTTCACCAACTGCAAGTGGTAAATCATTAATCATTTATTTACTTGCAAGATATTATAACAAGAAAACAATTATTATAGTGCCGACTACATCACTCGTAGAACAAATGGCAAAGGACTTTATAGATTATGGATATGATGAAGAGATTTGTAAAATTTATAGTGGTCAACCTGTGTTTGATTCAGCAATCACGATTACAACATGGCAAAGCTTTGCTAAGGCACCTAAAGAAGTAATGCAATCATTTGATGTTGTAGTAGGAGATGAAGCACATTTATTTAAGGCACAAACACTAAAAGGTATCTTAGAGAAGATGAAGACTACTGCAATTAGAATCGGCACAACAGGAACATTAGATGGTTCTGAATGTCATAGATTGCAGTTAGAAGGCATGTTTGGTCCTGTAAAGAAAGTCATATCGTCATACCAACTCATGGAAGAAGGAACGATTGCAAAAATTAATATACAATGTGTCATACTCCGTCATACTAAACAGAAGAAAATGACCTATCAAGAAGAGATGGACTATCTATGTTCTAGTGAAGAAAGAAATAAATTTATCACAAATCTAGTTTCATCGTTAAAAGGTAATACATTAGTATTGTTTCAGTATGTAGAAAAACATGGTGAAGTATTATATCCTATGTTAGATGGCAGAGTAAAAGATTTACATTATGTATTCGGTGGCACTGATACAGAAGACAGAGAGAAAGTCAGAGAACTTGTAGAGAAATCAAATGATAGTGTGATACTCGCATCATACGGAACATTTTCTACAGGTATCAATATTAAGAAGATAGATAATGTAGTGTTTGCAAGTCCTTCAAAGTCTAGAATTAGAAACTTACAGTCAATTGGTCGTGGTCTTCGTAAGGCAGATGGTAAAGATAGTATGAGATTATTTGATATCGCAGATGATTTACAATGTGATAATTTTACACTCCGTCACTTGAAAGAAAGAATAAATACCTATAACGAGGAAAACTTTCCTTACGAACTAAAACAATTTGACTTAAAATGACAACACCGAAAGATTTAGTACCAGAAAGATACGAAGTTATCAAACTAAAATCAGGCGCAGAGATTGTTGGTATGACTAGAGATTGTGGCGACCATTTAGAGATTACTCTTCCTATGATATGCCAACTATCACTAGTTCCAGGAACACCAAGAACTAATGCTGTCTTTTATCCTTATGCACCTTTAAGTGCTGATGAGATTATTAATATACCTAAGTTCGAAATCATACATAGAAATCTTATGAACGAGCAATTCGTTCCTTACTATGACGATGCATCTTCTAGATGGTTCGATATGATTGAGAACAAATCTATACCTCTTGCAACAGTTGAAGATAAGAAAGTATCTGAAATCATGCGTAGGTCAATTGATAGAATGATGTCAAGAATGACTGAAGCACCAGATGAACAATTCATAGA